CGGCGGTGCGGCGAGGAAAGGAGAGAAAACAAAATGAGCTACATGACAGCCGGTAAGCTGCAAGCCTTTGAAGCCCTCATGAAGGAGGTACCCGGCCACAACCACTATGACAGCGGATGCGACGGGATCTGCCCGGAATGCCGGTCGTGCTGCTTCCATCGTCCCTACTGGAAATATCAAACCTGTGTCTTCGAGGAATGTCCCTATTCCCCGGTGAAGCTGTCAACGCTGCGCTGTCAGCCGGTGATGGCAAGGGAGGAATAACCGCATGGCAGTCTATCGCGTCAACAAAAACCGTGGCTACACGGTCATGGCAAATTACCATCTCCGCGATAAAACCCTGTCCCTCAAGGCCGTGGGGCTGCTCTCCAAAATGCTGTCCTTCAACGACGGCTGGCAGTTCTCAACGAAAGGTCTTTCGGCGATCTGCAAGGAAGGTCCCGATGCTGTTCTGGCAGCTCTCAGAGAGCTTGAAGATCACGGCTACCTTATCCGACACAGGCAGCGAGACGCCAAGGGCAGGATGAGCAACACGGTCTTTGAGATTTACGAACAGCCACAACCGGTTTCTCCACACAGGGAAAATCCAGATGTGGATAATCCAGATATGGAGAATCCACATCTGGAAAACCCACACGGGGAAAATCCCGCACAATTAAATACTAATCAAGTAATTACCAACGAAAGAAATAACTCTCTGAATAACTATCAATCTATCAATCTTGATGGGATGGACAGGATGGATGAACGGGAGCAATACAGGGAATTGATCCGGGATAACCTTGAGATCGACATCCGCTCTCAGGATAGGCACTATGACCTTGACCGGGTAAATGAAATTGTCGAGATCATGCTGGATGCTGTTTGCTCCACAAGACCCACCATCCGTATCAACGGAGAAGATATGCCGCAGCCGGTGGTTAAGTCACGCTTCCTCAAGCTGGACAGCGGCCACATCGACTATGTGCTCCAAGCGATGAACGATTGCCCTTCCGACATTCGGAACATCCGGGCATATCTGCTCACAGCGTTGTATAACGCTTCTCTGACCATAGACAACTACTATTCAGCCCGCGTGAACTACGATTTTCACGGGAAAGGCTGATGCGTAAGCATTCTCAATCAACTTCAAGGGGGTGAGATGAAAACATGATCCACATTTTACACGGTGTCCCGCCTTAGTGACGGGATTGCCCCGCAAATCTCAGAAAGGAGGTCCCCATGCAGGATGAAGTAAATACCAAAGTCGTTGCGATTGCCATTAAGGGCGGCAGGATCACTGCGGAAGTGCTGAAAAAAGCGCTCGCCAAATTCATTGAGGAAATTGAAAAGGCCGAAAAGCAAGCCTCTCAGCCCAAGACCTACCGGGGCAAGCAGTCCATCAAGCACCTTGTCGAGCAGAACGCCGCAATCAGCAACATTGAAGTGACCGACGGAAACATCAAGTCTTTCGAGCGCACAGCGAACAAGTATGGGATCGACTACGCGCTCAAGAAGGACACCTCTGAGCAGCCGCCGCGTTATCTCGTCTTCTTCAAAGGACGGGATGTGGATGTGATGACTCAGGCTTTCAAGGAGTTTTCCGCCAAGACGGTCAAGCAGAAAGAAAAGCAATCCCTCAAGCAGAAGCTCTCCCGCAGCAGGGAGCAGTCCAAAGCCCAGCACAAGGAGAAGGACAAGGTCAAGACGAAGGATCGGGGCGTTGAGCTATGAGAAAGAAACTCGACATCAAAAAGCTCGTCCTTCTCAATATTCCGTATGTGTTCGCCTTCTACTTTGTGGGTAAGCTGGCGGCAGTCTTCCGTCTGGCTCCCGGCACAGAGTTCATCGACAAACTCACCGGAGGCTTTGCCAACTTCGGAGCAGCGTTTGCCAACCCACTTCCGAGCTTCCACCCGGTAGATCTTCTCATCGGTGTGGCCGGAGGCGCGTTGCTCAAGCTGGCCGTCTACATCAAAGGAAAAAACCGCAAGAAATTCCGCCAAGGAGAAGAATACGGGTCAGCGCGTTGGGGACGACCGGAAGACATCCGACCTTACATGGATGATGACTTCTCCAACAATGTCATCCTCACCCAGACCGAGGGGCTGACCATGAACAGCCGACCGAAGCAGCCGAAGTACGCGAGGAATAAGAACATCCTTGTCATCGGTGGTTCCGGCTCGGGCAAGACCCGCTTCTTTGTGAAGCCAAACCTCATGCAGATGCACAGTTCCTATGTGGTCACTGATCCCAAGGGCACAGTATTGGTCGAATGTGGGAAGATGCTTGAGAAAAACGGGTATGTCATTAAGTCGCTGAACACGATCAACTTTCGTAAGTCCATGCACTACAACCCGTTCGCCTACATCCGCAGCGAGAAGGACATCCTCAAACTGGTCAATACGATCATCGTCAACACGAAGGGAGATGGCGATAAGTCCGGGGAGGATTTCTGGGTCAAGGCAGAAAAGCTCTACTATACCGCACTCATCGGCTATATCTGGTACGAAGCGCCGGAACACGAGAAAAACTTCACTACCTTGCTCGAATTGATCAACGTTTCGGAGGCCAGAGAGGATGACGAGACTTTCAAAAATCCCGTTGACCTCATGTTCGATGAACTGGAAGAGCGCGACCCTGACCACTTCGCGGTCAAGCAATACCGTAAATATAAGTTAGCCGCTGGCAAAACCGCCAAGTCGATCCTGATTAGCTGCGGCGCACGGCTCGCCCCGTTTGACATCGCGGAGCTGCGGGAGCTGATGAGTTACGACGAGATGGAGCTGGATTGCATCGGCGACCGCAAGACGGCGCTGTTCGTCATTATCTCTGATACCGACGATACCTTCAACTTTGTCGTGGCGATTATGTACTCCCAGCTTTTTAACTTGCTCTGCGACAAAGCGGATGATGTCTACAATGGGCGGCTTCCCGTCCATGTCCGCTGTCTGCTCGATGAATTTGCGAACATCGGTCAAATTCCGAAGTTCGATAAGTTGATTGCCACCATCCGAAGCCGGGAAATCTCAGCGTCCATCATCTTGCAGTCCCAGAGCCAGCTCAAAACCATCTACAAGGACGCTGCGGACACGATTGTCGGCAACTGCGACTGTACCCTCTTCCTTGGCGGCAAGGAAAAATCCACTTTGAAGGAACTCAGTGAAATCCTCGGCAAGGAGACAATCGACCTATATAACACATCAGAAACCCGTTCAACCAACAACTCATACGGCCTGAACTATCAGAAGACCGGCAAGCAGCTCATGTCGGAGGACGAAATCGCTGTCATGGACGGCGGCAAATGTATTTTGCAGCTTAGAGGCGTGAGACCTTTTCTCAGTGACAAGTACGACATTACGAAGCATCCAAAATACAAAATGCTGTCCGACTACGATAAGCGCAACGCCTTTGACATCGAGAAATACCGTTCTCACAAGCTGGTAGTCAAGCCAACCCAAACCTTCGACCTCTATGACATGGGAGAGGTTGAAGCCGATTGAAGCCCCGTCATGCACTGCGCATGGGCAATGCCCAAAGCAGAACAATGACGGGGCTTCTATTTTTTTACCCATTTTCAATAATTCACTCTCAAAAATCAAGGAGGTCACTCTATGGAATTTATCAATCAGGCGGTTACGGTCCTTCAGACGCTCGTTGTTGCCCTCGGTGCCGGTCTGGCTGTGTGGGGTGTGGTCAACCTCATGGAGGGGTACGGCAATGACAATCCCGGTGCCAAGTCCCAGGGCATCAAGCAGTTGATGGCCGGTGGCGGCGTGGTACTCATCGGCACGACCCTCATCCCCCTGCTGTCCGGTTTGTTCTGATAACCGGTTCGCGTATCCACATGGGAGGGCGCGAAATGCCGCGCTCTCCCTTCATTTTTAACCAATTTCCAACACAAGGAGGTCATTTATGGAATTTATCAATCAGGCAGTTACCGTTTTGCAGACCCTCGTTGTCGCCCTTGGCGCTGGCCTTGCCGTGTGGGGCGTGGTCAACCTCATGGAGGGGTACGGCAATGACAATCCCGGTGCCAAGAGCCAAGGAATCAAGCAGTTGATGGCCGGTGGTGGTGTGGTACTCATCGGCACGACCCTTATCCCGCTCCTGTCTGGCCTGTTCTGATCCGGCAGCCCCAGCATAACCGAAAGGTGGTGAAATATTGGGATTTATCCTTGAAAAAATCGAGGAAGCCATAAAAGAGCTTCTGATCGGCTGGATTGAAAGCAACATGACCAATATGTTCACCGATGTCAACGACAAGGTAGGGACGATAGCTGCTGAGGTAGGCAAAACGCCCTCTTCATGGGATAGCAGCATATACCAGATGATCCGGGGACTATCCGAAAATGTGATAGTCCCCATCGCTGGTATCATCATCACCTTTGTCCTGTGTTACGAGCTGATCTCCATGATCACCGAGAAAAACAACTTGCATGACATGGACACATGGATGTTCTTCAAGTGGTTCTTCAAGGCGGCTGTGGCGATCTACCTCGTTACCAATACCTTTGACATTGTGATGGCGGTCTTCGACATCGGTCAGAATGTCGTAGCCGGTGCAGCCGGTGTCATAAGCGGCGACACGAACATCGACATCGAATCCACTCTTGAACAAATGCGCGCCAGCATGGAAACGATGGGCATTGGCGAACTGCTCGGCTTGTCCATAGAGACGCTGCTGATCAGCCTGTGCCTCAAGATCATGTCCATTCTCATCACGGTCATTCTCTATGGCCGTATGATTGAGATTTATTGCGCCGTGAGCATCGCGCCCATTCCCATTGCGACGATGAGCAACCGCGAATGGGGCAGCATCGGCACGAACTACCTCAAAGGGCTGTTCGCGCTGGCATTCCAAGGCTTCCTCATCATGGTGTGCGTTGCGATCTATGCCGTGCTCATCAACAACATGATCATCGCAGCCAATATCCACTCGGCGCTATTCTCGGTGGCAGCTTATACGGTCATTCTTTGCTTCTCCCTGTTCAAGACAGGTTCGCTTGCAAAGTCACTATTCAATGCCCACTGAGAAAGGAGGGTCAGCTTGAAGAAATACTCCGTGATCTACGCCGACCCTCCGTGGCGGTACAAGGTCTACTCAAAGAAGGGGCTTGGCCGCTCAGCGGAAAGCCATTACCCGACCATGAGCCTTGAAGACATCAAGGCTCTGCCTATTGGAGAGCTTGCAGCAAAAGACTGTGCGCTCTTCATGTGGATTACCTTCCCCTGTATGCAGGAGGCGTTCCAAGTCCTTGAAGCATGGGGATTTGAATACAAAACGACGGCTTTTGTCTGGATCAAGCAGAACCGGGTGTCCGACAGTCTCTTTTGGGGCATGGGGTACTGGACACGGGCGAATGCTGAACTCTGCATCCTTGCAACGAAAGGCCATCCCAAACGGGCAAGCCCCGGTGTGCATCAGGTCATCATAAGCCACATCGAAGAGCACTCCAAGAAACCGGAGGAAGCCCGCAACCGCATCGTCCAGCTCATGGGCGATGTCCCGCGCATCGAACTTTTCGCCCGCCAGTCCCCCGAAGGCTGGGATGTATGGGGCAATGAGGTCGAGTGCAGCATCACGCTTGGAAAGGAGGTTCCCAATGGCGTTTGTACCGGTCCCGAAAGACCTGAATCGTGTCAAGACGAAGGTCATGTTCAACCTGACAAAGCGGCAGCTCATCTGCTTTGCGCTGGCTGCGGCAGCGGGTGTTCCGATCTTCTTCCTGACTAAGCCCAGCCTCGGCATCTCCACTTCGGCAATGCTGATGGTGGTCATCATGCTCCCGTTCATCTTCTTCGCTCTCTATGAGAAGGACGGGCAACCGGCTGAAAAAATCCTCGGTCATGTGATCAAGTCCATGTTTTTGAGGGATAAGGTGCGGCCATACCGCACGAGCAACCTATACGCTGCGATCCAGCAGGAAATCAAAGAGAAGGAGGAATTGCAGATTGCACAGCAGCACGAAAAAGGCCGCAGAACCTAAGCGGCTTACCAAAAACAGCAAGGTGTACGGCGATCTTCTCTCCGCCGAGGAAAAGAAGAAGCTGGTCTTGCAGAAGAAAAAGGACAAGAAGGCAAAGAAAGTCCGCAAATCGGCGCAGCAGACCATCCCCTATGTGGAGATGTGCCGCGACGGCATCTGCAAGGTCAACAGCCGTCTTTATACAAAGACTATCCGTTTCAACGACATCAACTATCAGCTCGCCCAGAACGAGGACAAGACGGCCATCTTCGAGAACTGGTGCGACTTCCTGAACTACTTTGACAGCTCGATTTTTGTCCAGTTCTCTTTCATCAACCAGAGGACGAGCATCAGCGAGTTCAAGAAGCAGATCAACATCCCGGAGCAGGATGACGAGTTCAACGACATCCGCAGCGAGTATTCCGAGATGCTGCAAAACCAGCTCACGAAGGGCAACAACGGCCTCATCAAGCGCAAGTACATTACCTTCGGCATTGAGGCCGACTCCCTGCGCATGGCGAAGGCCAAGCTGGATCGGATTGAGACGGACATCCTCAATAATTTCAAAACCCTCGGTGTGAAGACCGAGCCGCTGTCCGGCTACGAACGGCTGAAAGTGCTCCATGATGTGTTCAACATGGACTCGAACGAGCCGTTCCGCTTCTCCTTTGACATGGTAGCCCGGACGGGACTCAGCAGCAAAGATTTCATCGCGCCCACTTCCTTCGACTTCCGTGAAGGCAAGTGCTTCAAGATGGGCAAGGCCATCGGCGCAGTGAGCTTCCTGCAAATCCTCGCGCCGGAACTCAATGACCGGATGCTGGCTGACTTCCTCGACATGGACAGCAACATCACGGTCAATCTTCATATCCGCACGATTGATCAGGCGAAAGCCATCAAGAGCATCAAGATGAAGATTACTGACCTCGACAAGATGAAAATTGAAGAGCAGAAGAAGGCCGTGAGAAGCGGATATGACATGGAAATCATCCCGTCCGACCTTGCCACCTACGGCGGTGAGGCCAAGCGCCTGTTGCAGGACCTTCAGACGCGCAACGAGAGAATGTTCCTTGTGACCATCCTCATCATGAATACCGCTGCCTCCCGCCAGAAGCTCGAAAATGCCATCTTCCAGACGGCTTCCATTGCCCAGAAATACAACTGTGCGCTCAAGCGGCTGGACTTCCAGCAGGAAGAAGGGCTGATGTCCTCTCTCCCGATTGGCCTGAATCAGATCGAGATTGAGCGCGGGCTGACCACCTCTTCGACGGCGGTGTTCGTCCCGTTCACGACGCAGGAGCTTTTTCAGAGCGGCGAGGCGCTGTATTACGGGCTGAACGCGCTCTCCAACAACATGATCATGGTTGACCGCAAGCAGCTCAAAAACCCGAACGGTCTGATCCTCGGCACCCCCGGCTCCGGCAAGAGCTTTTCGGCGAAGCGGGAAATGACCAACGCCTTCCTCATCACAGAGGATGACATCATCGTCTGCGATCCCGAGGCGGAGTATTATCCCCTTGTGCAGAAGCTCGGCGGTCAGGTCATCCGCATCTCGCCGGTGAGCACCGACTACATCAACCCGCTGGACATCAATGTGAACTACTCGGAAGAGGAAAACCCGCTGACTTTGAAGTCTGATTTCATCCTCTCCATGTGTGAGCTGATTGTGGGCGGCAAGGATGGGCTGCAACCGGTGGAAAAGACCATCATCGACCGCAGCGTCCGCAAGGTGTATCAGGACTACCTTGCCGATCCGGTCCCTGAGAAGATGCCTATTCTCGAAGACCTCTACAACATCCTGCGCAGTCAGAGTGAGCCGGAGGCACAGCGGATTGCCACTGCCCTTGAAATCTATGTGCATGGCTCGCTGAATGTCTTCAATCACCGGACGAATGTGGATGTGAATAATCGCTTCGTCTGCTATGACATCAAGCAGCTCGGAAAGCAGCTCAAAAAGCTGGGGATGCTCATTGTGCAGGATCAGGTCTGGAACCGCGTGACCATCAACCGTGCCCAGCACAAGGCGACGCGCTATTACATGGACGAGTTCCACCTTCTGCTCAAGGAAGAGCAGACAGCGGCATACAGTGTCGAGATTTGGAAGCGGTTCCGTAAATGGGGCGGCATCCCCACCGGGATCACGCAGAATGTCAAGGATTTGCTGGCTTCCCGTGAGATCGAGAACATCTTCGAGAACTCCGACTTCGTTTACCTTCTGAACCAGGCATCCGGCGACCGGCAGATTCTCTCGAAGGCGCTGAACATCTCGCCCAGCCAGCAGAACTACATCACCAATTCCAACGCCGGTGAAGGCTTGATCTTCTACGGCTCGACCATCGTCCCCTTCAAGGATGACTTCCCGAAGGACACGATGCTCTATCGTTACATGACCACCAAACCCGAAGAAACCTTGCAGAATTAAGGAGGACTACCTTTATGAAAAAGAATATGAATGAGAACTTTGAGATCACCGTTGACGAGATGACCGAGATTTTCGGCGATACGCCGGTTGAGATGAGCTTCCGCGAGGTCAAGGAAGGCATGGACAGCTTCTTCGGCCTGATGGGGCTGACCGTGGAGTTGGTCAACCTGATCCGCAAGGAGGACGAGCTGAAAAAGCACCACCGCGCTTACCTCCATGTCCGCGAGGAAATCGCCGAGTGCGCCAATGAGGCGACGGAGGTCATCGGCGGTATTCTCGACTCCATTCAGGAGAAAGAACACATCTACCGTGTGTCCGGCTCTCCTTCCGCTTTTGATATGGATGAGGAAGACGAGTATGAGGATGATTTCGTCACCATCCCCAAGGAGAAGTACGACAGCATGATTGAGGATCTGCTGACGATGGCCGAGCTGATCGACATGGTATCGGATATGCGCACCAAGGATGTCCGCGCCATTCAGGAGTTTGGCAAGTTCATCCCCGCTTATGCCGCCTATGAGCGCAATCGTCTTTCCCTGTACCGCGAAGCGGCGAAGGAGGCCGAGTCCATCATCGACCGCTGGGAGGATGAGCTGGACGAGGACTACGAGCCGGACGAGTATTTCTCCGACTGATTGCGCATCAAGTCTCGCAGAAAGGAGGGAGTCCCCATACAGCTTGATCACATTTACACCGGCGATTGTCTCGAAGTCCTCAAAACGCTGCCCGATGAAAGCGTCCATTGCTGCATCACCTCCCCGCCGTATTATGCGCTGCGTGATTACGGTGTGGACGGGCAGATCGGCAGAGAGGCAACGCCAAAGGAATACATCTCGCGCCTGACGGAAATGTTCGCCGAAGTCAGGCGCGTACTGCGCTCAGACGGGACGCTCTGGCTTAACATCTCCGACACCTATGCCGGGAAAGGCAATCAGGGCGGCTATGTGGACGCAAAAAATCCCAAGGGCAGAAATGGTCAGGCTGTGGCTCTTAACTACAAGGTTGAGGGCTGCAAGCCCAAGGACATGATCGGCATCCCGTGGATGCTGGCCTTTTCGCTCCGCGACTCCGGCTGGTATTTGCGCAATGACATTATCTGGATGAAAGAAAACCCGATGCCGGAGAGTGTCAAAGACCGCTGCGCCCGCTGCTATGAACACATCTTCCTGTTCTCAAAGTCACGGAAGTATTTCTTTGACTACCGGGCAATCTCCGAGCCGATTGCTCCCGGAACAGCGAGCAGGCTCAAGCGTGGGGTCAAGGGAAGCAACAAATGCGGGGAACCTATCCCCGGACAGGTAAAGCAGCAAACCATCAATCTTTGCCGGGAACATGGCGAGATCACCGATGACATGATAAACCCGCTGCGCAACAAGCGGGATGTCTGGATTATCAACACTGTCCCCTTCAAAGGCGGTCACTATGCCGCATACCCGCCTAAACTGGTTGAAACCTGTCTGCTTGCCGGATGCCCGAAAGACGGCGTTGTCCTTGATCCCTTCATGGGAAGCGGCACAACCGGCATGGTCGCAAAGCAGCTTGACCGTCACTATGTCGGGATCGAGTTAAATCCTGAATATAAAGAACTTGCCGAGGCGCGGATTGGAGGTGAAATTTGATGCCTCATGATGAATTGAAGCCAAAAGACCGGGTTGTCCTGCGGATGACCAGAGACGGCGCTGTGGAAGAAAACCTTACCGAAGGCACCTCAGAAAAAGTGTCAAAACGGCTTGAGGACGCCCAGCTTGTCGCGCCCCATGACACGGAAACCGGCGATATTGCCGAAGAGATCAAGAAGCGGCGGCAGCTTCGTCCTGATGAGCTGGAAGACGCAGTGAGTCAGGCTCAAGCCGAAACACAGTCCGCAGATGCGGCGCAAGAGTACAATCCGGGCGATCTACCCGTCAGCGATGATCCCACATCTCACACTCTGCACTCTGAGACATACCGCACCCATTCCGTTGACTACGGAAAAGCATTTGCCGATACCGCTGTTACCGGTAAGGTCAGCAGACCTCGCGCTGAAAGGCAGATTGATGGAGAGTCCGTTCTGGAAAGAGCGGCGGAAACCTCCGCAGAGATGCCGGACCTTGACGATGATGCCCCAGCTTCCCGGCGGATTGAGCGTTTGGAGCGCAAATCCCAGAAGGCGCATGAGCGTCTGGATGCCGCCCGTGAGAAACTGCCCACCAAAAAGGTTCTGAAAAAAGAGCGCGTCTTTGACGAGGAAACCGGCAAAGGCAAAACCCGGCTCTACTTTGAAGACGAGTTAAAAATCCCCAAGGGGCAGAGCAAATTGCAGTTTGAGGCAGACAAGAGCGTCCGTAAGGTCGGCGATACTCTTGCCTCCGGCATTCACGGCAAAATTCATGAGGTGGAGCAGGAAAACTCCGGTGTGGAAGCCGCCCATAAGACGGAGATTGCCGCCGAGTCCGTTGTCCGTCACTACCAGCACCACAATGAGCGCAGCGCGAACAAGCCTTTTGAGAAGGTGTCCAAGCTGGAACAGAAGGCCGAGGCCGCTGACCGGAAGCTCCATTTTGAGAAGACGGTCGCCGAAAATCCTGAGATGAAGACTTCCCGCGCCAATATGAACAGGCATTACCAGAAGCAGCACATCAAGAAGGAATACGCCGCAGCTCGCAAGGCCGGGGCGCAGACTGCATCCACCGCCACCAAATCTACCGGAAAAACCGTCCGGGAGAAAGCGACGGATAAGGTCAAGGACTTTATCTCCAAGAACAAGAAGGTCTTTGCATGGCTGGGCGCGGGGCTGATGATCCTTATCCTGTTGTCTGCTGGGATTAGCTCCTGCACGGCAATGTTCACCTCTACTACCTCTTCTGTGATCGCCACTTCCTACCTCAGTGAGGACGATGCCATGAAGGGTGCGGAGGCGCAGTATTGTCAGATGGAGGCCGAGCTGCAATCGTATCTGGATAACTACGAGAGCACACACGACTACGACGAGTACCATTTTGACCTTGATGAGATCGAGCACGATCCCTATGTGCTGATCTCCATTCTCTCAGCTTTCAATGAGGGCGAGTTCACGCTGGATGAGGTTCAGGGGCTTCTTCAAACGCTCTTTGACCGGCAGTATATCCTCACTGAGGATGTGGAGGTCGAGGTGCGCTACCGCACCGAGACGCGGACAGACAGCGAGGGCAATGAGTATGAGGTCGAAGTCCCGTACAACTACTACATCTGCACCGTCACACTCGAAAACTTCAATCTCTCCCATTTGCCGGTCTACATCATGAATGAAGACCAGCTCTCCATGTACTCGGCGTATATGTCTACCCTTGGCAACCGCGAGGATTTGTTCCCCGGTTCCGGCTATGTGGACAAGTACATTGAAAACCCACCGGATGACTACACGGTCAATGCGGAGTATCTGACGGACGAGAAGTTCGCAACACTCATCACAGAGGCCGAAAAGTACCTTGGCTACCCGTATGTCTGGGGCGGCTCAAACCCGTCCACTTCCTTTGACTGTTCGGGATTTGTCAGCTATGTCCTCACCAACAGCGGACTTGTCAACACCGGGCGGCTGGGTGCGCAGGGGCTTTACAATGTCTGTTCGCCTGTTTCCAGCGCCGATGTGAAGCCAGGGGATCTTGTCTTCTTTGTCGGCACATACGACACACCGGGCGTTTCCCATGTGGGCATCTATGTGGGCGACAATGTGATGTTGCACTGCGGCGATCCCATCCAGTACACATCCATCAACACTTCCTATTGGCAATCCCACTTTTATGCCTTTGGAAGACCCAACTACTAACCGAAAGGAGCGTTTTTATGAACCCGAAATATCAGAAGGTTTGCGCGGAAATCGCCAAAACCGAGAAGAAGGTCGAGGACCTGCAGGGGCAGCTCAAGGAGCTGTACGACAAGAAAACCGAGCTGGAAAACCTTGAAATCGTCAACACCGTCCGTGCAATGGTCATGGACAAGGATCAGATCATGGCCTTCCTCGCTGCGATGAAGGACGGCGAGGCGGAAAAGCCTATCACTACCCAGCAGGAGGTGACGGACAATGACTAAGAGAAAAGGAATCCGCCTTCTGGCGGCGCTTGCACTGTGCTTCACGCTTTGTATCTCGTTCACTGTACCCGCATTCGCCTATGCGGATGACACCGAGCAGGAGCTTCCGGTCACGGAGGCAACCCAGCCCGAGCCAACACCGGAAACCGCAGCACCCGAAGAGCCTGAACAGTATGAGGGCGAGCCGATTGACGGTGAAGGCAACGCTTATACCCGCGATCTGCTCTATGACAAGGCGACGAATAAGCAGTTCATCACAGTACAGACCAAGACCGGCAACACCTTCTATGTTGTGATCGACTACGATGCGCCCATCAACGAGGAAGAGGAACAGTACCAGACCTATTTCCTCAACATGGTGGACGAGGCCGATCTGCTTGCCCTGTTGGATGAGGAAACGGCATCTTCGCTTACTACCTGTAACTGCGATACCCGCTGCGAGGCCGGAGCTGTCAATACGGAATGCCCTGTCTGCAAAACAAACATGAGCGAGTGTGCCGGCGCTGTACCTGAGCCGGAAGAGCCGGTCGAGGACGCGGAAGCCGAAGCGCCCGAAGAGCCGGAAAATGCTTCCCCGAACATTGCCCTGATCATCGGTATCATCGCGCTGGTCGGCATCGGCGGTGGTGCATATTACTACTTCAAGTTCGTGCGCGGCAAAAAGCAGAAGGACGAGGATCTGGATTTCTTCGATGACGAGGGTTATGAGGAAGAGCCGTATATCAACGAGGACGAAGAGCCTGTCATTGCTGACGACGAGGATGACGAGGCCGAAACCAAAGAAACGGAGGAAACGATTTGATCTTAGTGATTGCGGAAAAACCGAGTGTTGGAGCCGCTATCGGGAAGGTGCTGGGCGCTTCCTCCCGTAAGGACGGTTATCTCGAAGGAAACAACTACATCGTCTCATGGTGCGTTGGTCATCTTGTGGGGCTTGCGGACGCAAGCTCCTACGATGAACGCTTTGCCAAATGGCGGTACAGCGATCTCCCCATCGTCCCGGAGGAATGGCTGTTTGAAGTCCCGAAGGACAAGCAGAAGCAGTTCAATGTGCTGTGCGACCTCATGCGCGATAAGCGTGTGACCGAGCTTGTCTGCGCCACCGATGCGGGGCGCGAGGGCGAGTTGATTTTTCGGTTGGTCTACAAGAAAGCCGGTTGCACGAAGCCTTTCAAGCGCCTGTGGATCAGCTCGTTGGAAGACAACGCGATCCGGGAGGGCTTTGCCCATCTGCGAAGCAGCGGCGAGTATGACCGGCTCTACGAAGCCGCGCTTGCCCGTTCCAAGGCAGATTGGATTGTCGGTATCAACGGCACAAGGCTGTTCTCGACACTCTATCATAAGAAGCTGGTGGTCGGGCGCGTCCAAACGCCTACGCTGGCAATGCTGGTGGAGCGTGAAGGCAAAATCACAACCTTCCACAAGGAGAAATACTTCAATGTCCATATCAGCAAAGACAGCCTGACGGCGGACATGGAAAAGGTCAAAACCGAAGACGAGGCGAAGGCGATTGCGGCGGCTTGCAATAAAATGCAAGCCGTCGTTTCTTCTCTCAAGAAGGAGACGAAGACGGTCACCCCGTCGAAGCTTTATGATCTGACCACCTTTCAGCGGGAATCCAACCGCTACTATGGCTTTACCGCCCAGCAGACGCTCGATCTGGTGCAGTCCCTCTATGAGAAAAAGCTGCTTACCTATCCCCGAACGGACAGTCAGTTCATCACTGAGGATATGGAGAGCACCGCCCGTCAGGTGATCGGCATTGTCTCCCGCAAGCTGCCGCTCTTCGAGGGCATCGCCCATAAGCCGGACATCGGTCGCATTACCAACAACGCCAAGGTCACTGACCATCATGCCATTATCCCCACCGTCCAGCTTGAAAAGCAAGACCTCGCCGAGCTGCCGGAGTCGGAGCAGAAAATCATCCGGCTTATCGCCATGCGCCTTCTGAGCGCTACCGGTGAGAAGCACATCTATGACGAAACTTCGGTCACGCTCACTTGTGAGGGTTACGAGTTCAAGGCAAAAGGCAAAACGGTCGTGCAGGATGGGTGGAAGGCGATTGAGCGCTGCTTCAAGGAAACGCTCAAGAGCAAGGAAAAGGACGAGCCGGAACACTCGCTGCCTTCTCTGAACGAGAAGGATATTCTCTCATCTGTCGATTCCAGCGTCACCGAGCACTATACATCCCCACCGAAGCCCTACACTGAAGACTCCCTTCTGTCGGCTATGGAGACTGCGGGAAATGATGCGTTTGATGATGATACCGAAAAGAAGGGACTTGGCACTCCTGCCACCCGCGCCGGTATCATCGAAAAGCTGGTCAAAGGTGGTTTCGTTGAGCGCAAGGGCAAATCTCTCGTGCCTACAAAGGACGGCAACAACCTTGTATGCGTCCTGCCTGAACAAATTACTTCCCCCTCCATGACGGCGGAATGGGAAAATACCCTGATGCAGATTGAGCGCGGCAATGCGGATGCGGACAAGTTCCTTTCCGGCATTGTGGGGATGACCTCCGAGCTGGTCAAAGCCTATCCCTTCCTCTCTGACGCCGAGGCAAACCGCTTCGATACCGGCAGAGAGTCCATTGGCAAATGTCCGCGCTGCGGCTCGCCGGTCTATGTGGGCAAGGGAAACTATTACTGCTCGAACAAGGAATGTTCCTTCTGTATGTGGGAGGACAATAAGTTCTTTACGAGCAAGAAAAAGAAGCTGACCAAGAAGATCGCCGCCGAGCTGCTGGACAAGGGCTGGTGCAGGGTCACCGGGCTTTATACGCCAAAGCGCCCGCAGCTCTATGATGCGGTGATCCGTCTGGATGACACTGGCGGCAAGTATGTCAGCTTCAAGATGGAGTTTGACCGATGACGCGCCCGCGATACATTGCCTCATGCAGCGGAGGCAAGGACAGCGTAGCAACAATTCTTCTTGCTGCGGAGAAAAATGAGCCGCTGGATGAGGTCATATACAGTGAGGTGATGTTTGATCAGGAGATCAGTGGAGAAGTCCCGGAGCATCGGGACTTTATCCACCAAAAGCTCAAACGGTTCGTTGAAAATGAACTCGGATGCAAATTCACGGTTCTGCGAAGTGACAAAACTTACGATGATGTGTTCCATCACATTATCACAAGAGGACCTTATGAAGGGCTGATTCGAGGTTTTGTCTGGCCGGGAAAGTGCGCGGTAAATCGGGACTGTAAAATGCCTCCGCTCCGCAAGTACCATAAGGCTCAACCTGATGACACCCGTAGCTATGTAGGTATTGCATTGGACGAGCCAAAGCGCCTTGCCAGACTGAATAAGGAGAAGGACATCAGCCTTCTTGCAAAGTATGGCATGACGGAAGCGGATGCTTGGCGGCTGTGCGAGAAATACGATATGCTCTCGCCCTGTTATCAACATTCCAAACGCAACGGTTGTTGGTTCTGCCCGAACGCATCGACTTCTGAGCTTTCCCACATGGTCAACCGTCACCCTGACTTATTTGAGAAGTTGATTGAATGGGAACATACAGATAATTTGTATCATCGCAGATTGACCAGAACGGAAACTCCGTCTGAGATCAAAGCCCGTCTTTCGGGCAAATCTCAGCCGGAGTTTTCTATTTCAAATCAGTAAGATTGGAGGTTAGAAATGGCTGAAAACAGAAACGCCCAGCAAGTCCGGGAAATCACCGACAAGCTGGAACAGGGACTCAAGGAACTGTTTGAATCCGAACGCTTCAAAGAGTACCTGAAAACGATGTCCAAGTTCTACAACTACTCGTTTAACAATACGATTCTCATCGCCATGCAGAAGCCAGATGCGACGCTGATCGCCGGTTACACGGCATGGCAGCGCAACTTCGACCGCCATGTGATGAAGGGCGAAAAGGGTATCAAAATCCTTGCTCCTGCGCCCTACAAGGTGCAGGAAGAGCGGGAAAAACTCGACCCAGCAACGCAGAAGCCCGCTCTCGACAAGGACGGCAAGCCGGTCACTGAGACGGTTGAAGTGACCCGCCCCGCCTTCAAGGTGGTGAGCGTCTTCGATGTGTCCCAGACGGACGGCAAAGAGCTTCCCGATATTGCCGTAGACGAGCTGACAGGCAGCGTGGAAAACTACGCCGCCTTTTTTGATGCTCTCAAAGAGCTGTCTCCGGTCCCCATTGCCTTTGAAAACATCACCGATGGCGCAAAAGGCTACTTCTCTCATGTAGAAAACCGCATTGCCATTCAGGAGGGTATGAGTGAAATCCAGACCATCAAGACGGCGATCCACGAGATTGCCCATGCCAAGCTCCATGCCGTCACTCCGGGCGAAAAGGTTGCTCCCGAGGACAAGAAAGACCGGCGCACTAAGGAGGTCGAGGCAGAAAGCGTCGCCTATACCGTCTGCCAGCGGTACGGCATTGAAACCTCTGATTATTCTTTCGGCTATATCGCCGGTTGGTCCTCCGACAAGGAGACCAAGGAGCTGAAAGGCTCGCTGGAAACCATCCGCAAAACGGCGGCTGAGATGATCACCGGTATTGATGAAAAGCTCAAAGAGCGGCTTGCCGTGAAAGAACAGGAAGCCCCTACGCCGCTGCGGGATGCGGCGATTCCGGTTTATCGGGAAGCTGCGATGTATGCCTTTGAAGCCGGTGAGCTGAGTGCTTACCGTACTTCGATGCAAGCGAACATGGACTGTAAAGAGGCGATTGAGCAGACCATCAACGACTACTACGGCAACAACCGCCTTGCGGCGGAGTCCGCCGTTAAGAGTATCCTTGAGAAATTCTCGCCTGAGCGCGTCGCTTATGTCCTTGCGAATACCATCCAGCAGAAAGACCATGACGGGCGTATCTCCCGTGATTGCAAGGAATGGGCAAAGGGCATGGATGCCAGCCCGGATCATGCAACTCAACTCATTATTGACAGTGTAAATCCGGGGCTTGTCAGTCTTTTCACCGAAGAGTTCGTCCGGCAGACCGCTATCGGTAAGGCGCAGGAGCAGACACCGGCTGAACAGAGCAAAACGGCTGTCCCGGAGGAAGGTCCCGAAACTCCGGCTCCCAAAGAGCCGGAACAGGCGGCACCGGTGAAGCATCGCCTCACACCGGAGGAAAAGAAGATTAAGGAAGCCGTCATGGACACGCTCAAAGCGCAGATCGCCGGTCGCAACGACGGGATGCTGTCTACCTACCGCTCGTCCAATCAGTCCTTCAAGGTGATGGTGGAGTACAAGGTCAGGATTGAGGGCAACACCGTTACCCGGGATGGCGAGCCGATGTTCACCATTCACCGCCGCCATTCTGCCAAGAAGGTGCAAGGCTGCTATCGAGAGCTGACACCGACGCTTGAATATATCGGAAAAGAGAAGACTCAGGAAGCAGCGCGGGAAAAGCCTTCTATCCGGGAACAGCTCCGTGCTGCGGCAAAGAGCCAGCCTGAGCGGAAAACGCCGGTTAAGCAGAAGTCCCACGATGTCGGTTTGGAGTGATGCCTATGAAGTTTGAAAACATCGATCTTGTGGATGCCCTTCGCCGGATTATGGACATCCACACCCAGAACTACAAGGAGGATTTTGAGCTGGACGCCGGGCTGCTTCACAGCCTTGCCGCTTCCCAATCCTCCGAGGACAAGCACCTTCTCTGGATGTCCCGTCCGAACGGCACTTACCTCCTGCCTGAGCGTGAAGTCTATGTCGAGGATTCCTACGAAAACAAAGTGTGGGAGTTCTACCATGAGCAAACCCGCGATCCCATACTTGCCTACGCGGTTGAGATCAAAAGCGTAGAGGGAGATACCGTCAGAGGCGACCTCATTGAGCTGGACTATGCCGCCCATGTGGAGAGGATGCAAAAGCTCACCGTTCCGGTTGAGACAGTGGCAGTCTCCTTTAAGGACGATGCCACCTTTTATCTGCCTTTCCGCAGCTACCGGCGCGAAGCGATCCCGCTGGAAGAAGAGCACGGCGAGGTTGTGTCGGTGAGTTATCTGCCTGAGAATGCGACTGAGCTTGACATGATTCTCCGCCGTGAGCGCTTCAAAACGAGCTACCATGCGAAAACCGGCAGTATTGAGGATCACATTCACAAGCTTGCCGTTCAGCATGGCGTGACCGAAAAGCTTGGCATATTGCCCCTTGAAGCGCAGACCGCTTACAACGCCGTCAAGGAAGCCCATCCCGAAGCGATTGTCTGCTTTGCCCAGAACGGCTACTTCGAGATTTACGGTGAAGATGCGAAGAAGGCAGCGCCCGCGCTCGGCACAAAGCTCCTGATGAAAGAGCTGGAAGGCGGCGGGCAGGTCGCCGTGACCGGTTTTCGGGAAGATCAGTGGGTCGCCAAGGCAAAAGCTCTGTGGGGACAAGGCAACGATGTCCTTGTCACGCAATCCGGTGAAGACGGTAGACAGGAAACCGTCAAGCACCTTCTCGCTGAGGACTATATCCCTGTTGGCATGGTGATGGATATGGACGGCAAAACTGTCCGCGTTGACAAAGTTGATTTTCCAAATGAAGAAGTCAGCCTGACGGACATCACGGACAGGAAAAATCCCGTTCCATTCCATGAGCGGCTGTCTATTGTCCGCTCCTATGTGGAGGAAGCTCCGGCTGAAAGCCTCTGGAAAGCAATGGATCGCAGAGAGCATCCCTCTCAGAAGAAGACTT